GCCACCAAACATACGCATGGCCAACTTTTGATAGTCAACAAATAGTTCGTAGTTTGTTAATCCACCAACACGACCTGCAGTCAGCATATAAGTGTTTAGGTAGCCACTTGCAAATGGTTCAAACTGGCTAGCTGTTGTGCCGGTTACACTACCAATACCACGACGGTGTATAGCTTTAACAGTTTGTATTTCTTTAGGAAGAATATACTCTTGCGTCTCGGGTTCTAGCTTTAAGAACGCATAAGATTCTTCAGTGGAGTTTTGTGCTTTTTGACGATACTTAATCAGTGCTTGATTAATACCCATTTCGTAGTGTTCTTTTTCAAGCTCTACGTCTACAATGCCGTCACCTAATCGCATACGAATATAGTCAACAATACTGCCTCGCATACTGTCTGTAGTATTGCCATAAGTCCAGTTAGGATCAGTAACGCCAGGATTTGTAACTGTAGGGTTACCATCAAATGCAATGTGGGCGCCTGACTGAGAACCTGTATTTGCATTGAACAGGCTCTTGGCTGTTGTGTTGTTTTGACTGTCGAACCCTGGTTCAACTGTAACTGCATTAGTGAATGGTGTAGCCATTGATTACTCCGTTATACAGTATTTATTCCATACAACGGAGTACAGCTCTAATTAGGCTGTGCGTAATAGCACTACGTCGGCACTTATTCGACCATTTAGTTTAGTTTCAGTAGCTTTAATATCTTCAATAAACTTACGTAACTGTACCTTACTAGCCTTGGCAAACTCCTTGAGCTTTTCCTCCGGTTTACGGAGTGTTTTTGTTATGCTTTTGAACTCATCGTAGCCAATAATCGTGGTTCCTTTGACGTTCAAGGGACCTCTAATACTGTCGGCTACATACTTGCCTAACTTACGTGTTTTGCTATTATATACCCATAGTTCCTGCGAGCCAATGATATCTGCAGGGTTAATACTAATCAAACGAAGTACTTTATCTTCTTTGGCATACTTGAGCTTACTAACTACTTTTTCCTTACTTACACTCTTAGGAGCACGTACTTTTTTGGTAGCTTTTTTAACACCGCGATACTGTTGTATGTCGTTTAAAATTTGATCAAGGAAGGTAAAGAACCGTTTAAAGTCTGCGGCTCTTAAATGGCTGTAACCTTCAACCAATTGTTCATCTTGTTTTTCGTATGCGGCTTTGAGCTCGTTAAATCTGCCCTGGTACACTTCTTCATACTTGCTTAATTGACTTTGCGGTACGTTGTTAGCAACCAAGAAATCATAACACTTAAACTGATACTTGGAATTCATCATGAACTCATCATAATGTCCTTCAAGCTCACCAATGGTATCTGCTGTCTTTTCGTTCATCCTGTCTTGAATAGTAGGAACGTATGCTTTAGGCTTGTCTGCCACTGCTTCTTCAACTTCATCGGCTGTGCTAGTAATTGCTCGAGCAATACAACCTTTAATATACTCAACATGGCGCCCACGGAATGGCATGCCGGCGCGATTGGCCATAATAAGACTACACGCTGTCATTTCAATTGCCTTGTCAGGACTACGTTGGAATGTTTTGATGTCGGCGGCAGTGAATTTAAGCTCAGGAGTTTTCATCCACTCTATCACATACTTTTTACAATCTTTTTGATTGTAATAGTAATTGTAGTAATAAAAACTTTGACGCATAAAATGGTCAAATGTGGCATCGTCAAATGCTGTGGCACGTTCAGTGTCCCACACTGGCTCACCGCCTGTGTACTTTTCATCAACCATCATTGGGTTGCGTTGTACTTTTACTTTTGACCGTACTGTTTTACCGTTGAGTTTCATGTCTTGCCTTTACTAAGGGTTTATATGCGAATTTATTTGCATGGGCATCATACAATGCCATGTGCGGTTTCCATCCTATTGTGTCTCTTTCCAACCAAAACCAATCTAATGCTTGTTGATCTATATCGCCCCAAATATTTTTTGTTGTTAAAAAATCGGGCAACATGTCGTCGGGCAGTAACATTATCATGTTACGCATCAACTGCCAATCTGTATTGTAATCAAAACAAATGGTACATTCCGTTTCACGATACAGCTCTAACCATTCTGCAAGCTCTTTGGCTATCATGTAGCGAGGGCCTGTTATTCTGTTTTTATGCTGACCCAATAACGGAAGTACTACTTCTCGAACAAAGCCACTACAGGCTTCTTGCCTATAGTCTGTTAGCTCTGCATAAAATTCTCGATCATTTTCGTCAACTAATCCAATGGAGATTAAGTCACATTCCGACTCGGGAAAATCTGTGAATTCCGTATCCAAAAATATCAACATAAGCTAGTATAGCATTTTGGTATTTATTTGTCAACCGTTTAGGAGTGTAGCAAATACTAGATATTGCTCTAAGGTATTTACTGCTTCTTGAAGTTCTTGTGTAAGCTCTTGTTTTTTAACTGTATTTTTGCCAAATCTGCGGCAAGTAACATCTTCTTTGCTTATTTCGTTTTGTATGCGTCTGCAATTTGCATACATTCGTTTTAAATCACGTTGATGCTCTTGTTTACAAGCAATAATTTTGAAATATAGCTCAGTTATAACTTGATCCATATTGTATTATATATTAAAACGATTTCTGGGTCAACCCGCGATAAATACTACAACTAACAGGATTCACTTATGGCACGTTTAAGTCTATGGAAAGACGGCAAACACTCAAATGATTACAAGTTTTTTGATCGCAGGATCAGTGAAATGTTTACCATTGGCGGTACGGGCGTACTATTAAACAAATATTTAGGTCCTACTAAACAAACTGGCAGTACAGATGCTACTATACCAGATTATTTAAATCAAAGCGAAAAGAATATTCAAGACTTGCTATGGTTAGAAAACCGCGATCGCAAGTACGATACTGAAGTATATAAAATGCGTGGTATCTATCAACGTGCCGATCAAGACTTTGACCTGAGCCAATTTGGCTTGTTCTTACAAACTGGAACTATCTTTATGGTATTCCACTTACGTGACATGGTTGATCAAATTGGCCGTAAACTAATTGCCGGCGATGTAATCGAATTAGAGCATTTAAAAGATTTTGATGGGTTAGATGAAGATGTGCCTGCCGCATTAAAACGTTTCTATAGTGTCAGTGATGCTAGTTTTGCAAGTGAAGGTTTTAGCCCAACATGGTGGCCGCACTTATGGCGTGTTAAACTTAACCCTCTAGTAGACAGTCAAGAGTACAAAGATATTTTAGATAAACTAAAAGCTGGAACAGATACTACTACCCCGGTGGGAGAAATTTTAAGTACGTATAACACATACATGGATATTAATAAGGCCATTGTTGCTCAAGCCGAAATTAATGTTCCTAAGTCTGGGTTTGACACCTCGTCCTTGTTTACTTTACCAACCAACGAAGCTGGTGATCAGGTTGCTACCCCAATCCGTGCCGACAACACTTCTCTAACAGCCGACAACAGCAATACTACAGCCGATGCAGGTGTTGCAAGTCCAAAGAGCAAAGTCCACGGATACTTAACTGGAGATGGCACAGCACCAAATAGTGTTGTAACTGGCGCCGGAGTTGCTTTCCCAGAAAGTCCAAGTCAAGGAGATTATTTCTTGCGTTTAGATTACTTACCAAATCGTTTATTCCGTTTCAGTGGCTACAATTGGTCTAAAGTTGAAGATGCTGTACGTACTAACCTAACACCTGGAGCAGATAATAAAACACAGAAGTCGGGCTTCGTAAATAACACTAATACTTACAAAGATGCCGCGGGCAATACACACACCGAACGTCAAAGTTTAAGTAAAGTACTCACACCTAAGGCAGATAATTAATGTCAGTGGTTCAATTCAATTACGATGGTCAAATACGTAAATTTATAATTCAATTTATACGTATGGTTTCTAACTTCCAAGTACAGTTTGGAAAAGATAGTGACGGCAATCGCACACTACAAACCATACCTGTATATTACGGTGATCCAAGTCGTCAAGCTAGTGTAATTTTAAAACAAAATAGCGAAAACACATTAAGTGCTGTTCCAGCAATGGCCGCATACATTTCTGGATTCCAATACGATCGAGAGCGACTACAGAATCCTTATCACGAAAGTACATTACGCTTTCGTGAACAAATATACGATAAAGACGCACACACTTATACTGGACAACAGGATGGGATTTATACTGTAGAACGATTAATGCCCGCTCCGTATAAGGTAACAATTAAATTAGATATTTGGACCAGTAACACTGATCAAAAGCATCAAATATTAGAACAGCTAACACCTTTGTTTAATCCAAGCATGGAAATTCAAAGCAACGATAACTACATTGACTGGACTAGCCTTAGTGCTGTATTATTAACTGATGTCGTCTATAGTAGTCGTGCTGTTCCACAAGGTGGTGAAGAAAGTATTGACGTAGCCACAATGACTTTTGAATTGCCAATTTGGATTACATTGCCGGCTAAAGTTAAGAAGATGGGTGTGGTTGCACAAATTATTGCCAACATGCACAACACCGACGGTGACTTAAACCCTGAGATTATCTACAGCCAACCAAGTAGTCAACAAAGATTTACACCAATGAACTATGGTCTAGTGTGGGTAGGAAATACGTTAACACTATACAAAAATGCCGCACAATACGGAGTACCAACTGCTTGGTCGCAGGTAGTTTCATTATTTGGAACATTAACCAATGGTATTAGTCAGATGCGCTTGACGTTTGAATACCCGGATGGTACACATGAAATTGCAGGTACTGTTGCGTATAACCCAACCGATGATACCCAACTATTGTTTACTGCTTTCCCTGAAACATTGCCAGCAAATACACTAAAAGCAGTTGACGCTATCATTGATCCAATGAATGTTACTGTAGGTAGTAGCATACTAACTCCTACAAATGGAGCTCGATATTTAATTTTAAATCCAATCGGTGATGCTAACAGCGATAGTTCTATTGCATGGGCAGGTGCAGCCGGAACTAACTTAATTGCCAATGCTAATGATATCATTGAATGGAATGGATCATATTGGCATGTATCGTTTGAAAGTAACAATAACCCAGTAGTGCAATATGTTACTAATACTAAAACTCATGTCCAATATCGTTGGGCTGGTGATGCTTGGGTTAAAAGCTACGAAGGTGAATACTCAGCAGGTAATTGGAGTTTGGTACTCTAATGTCGGACCATCACACAGAAGGATGCGGCGCATTAGTTTACGCCAAGTCAACTAATCGCTATCTCTTTTTACTACGGGACAAAACTAAGCACTCAGGTAGCTGGGGAATTGTGGGCGGAAAAATTGAAGCAGGTGAAACTGTTACACAAGGACTTGTGCGAGAGATACGTGAAGAAATTGGTAGTGATTTTTCTAAGAAAAAGTTTATTCCACTAGAAACATTTACAGCAGACAATCGTAAGTTTGCGTACTATACATTCTTAGTAAGTGTAGAGGAAGAATTTGTTCCTAAATTAAATAGCGAACACCGCGGATACTGTTGGGTAAATCTAGATGACTACCCAAGACCATTGCATCCAGGTCTATGGCGTAGTTTTAATTTTGATATTGTGCGTAAAAAGATAAAGACACTAGAGTCTATATTAAATTAACCAACGTCGGCTTCTAATACAAAATCTCTATAGTCAATTTGACGGAAGTTTGGTTTACTATCAAACGTAGCATGTACATACCATTGTGCCGATGGCATAATACTTATAAATTCTACCTCGGGGTATGTGTCCATTACTGTATTCAATGACAAATTCCAAAATGATACATTTTATCTTCTGTAGATGCTGGGTACCCGTTGGTATCTTTGTAAATGTTATTAACATGCCCAGCTTCATCGTATCCATCAAAGCCCATTAAAAATATTTTTTTGTGTCCATCAAAACAGGCCAAGTAAACTGCCAGTGAGCCGGCGTCAAATGCTACGTTTTGCGGTATCAAATAAAATTTACCTGGGTAGTCAATGACGTGCTGACCATTTGCATAAACAATATTTTCAGCTGTATAGGTTGATTCAGCAATTTCTTTAACTATCCCGTTACCAACAGCAATTAAAAAATCAGGAGTAAAATCTCTGTACAATGCATTGCATCCGTATGTTTGCAATCTGTTCGAGCCAAGCAATCCGCCGGTGTGATTGGCAATATGCGTTAAATCAAAATCTCGTCTAGACTCGCCGTTACCAATTACCAATGCTTGTGTAGTTGTAAATGTATTAAAAACTTGATTGGGAACCATTTCTGTGGTTGGGTGCCATTCTCCATTTTCGTATGTCAATTGTGTAATAACATTTTCACCTGGGTAAGAACTGCGATAAAGTTGTTTTAATTTTTGCATAGTATTTTAAATATTAATGTTTACCGACTACTACTTCAATAGTCACTATATCAGTTGATCTAACAGTACTTAAACTTTTTCCTAATATGCAACCAGGAATAAATTTATCATTATCGATTGTTTGTGCTACCCCATCAATGCCGCTAGTTACCAAAACATCACCCTTAGTAACCGGTCCTTTTACTCGACACGGAACACGACCTGTTAGTGCAACAGCTTGGCCTGCTCCTGCGGCATTCATCAAGTATGCTGGTTCACCAGAAATGACTCCAGCAATACGAGTATCGTGATCAATAGTTGATGATGTAATTTCGTGTGTTCCACCAAATACAACTACTGTGCCAATTGGATATTCTTTGTCTGACGTATATTTTTCTGCCAAGTCAGCGTATTTGGCTTGAGAAGAGATACCGTAAAATGTATTAAACCATTGAACCGATGATCCTAAGTTATAAGTTAGGTTGGCTGTAGGAACAATGTTACCAGATAAGTTTACGTTACCAAATGTTTTGTTTGTTAGTGTCTGAGTGCCCGTTGTAGTCACTGCTATGTTACCGCCCGGTGTTGAGCCGTCGTGTACGTGTATCGTGCCCGAATCGGAGTTAACAGCGAGTTCGCCGGCGGCGCCAACATAGGCGTTGGAAGCGGCGTTGTTACCTCGTCTAAATTGTACTTGTGTTGGCATCTCTTAAATTCCTTATATGTTATTTATCTTAAAGTGTTCTTATAATATTCCAAGATCGTACGTTTTTAAACTACCAACTGGATCCATTAAATCATACCGACCAAAATTTCCAGTCGGCACGCCAAATCCATCAAAATTTGATGTCAATGTAGCTTCAGTTCCGTACAATGTTGCCAAGTTTACGTTAGCAATACCTGGAAAAATACTAGTAGTAGAGTTACGATATGTTAAATTTGCACCAACTAAAATACTTACGTTGCTTGTGCTGGCGAACATAGCCTGTGTAGCTGTTCCACTATCGCCGGCGTAAACACGTATTACGTCATCGCCTGCACCTGCGCTTGTTTCTGCTTGGATATATGCTTTTTTGTCTACAGAAGTAACACCACCCAAACTAGACCAAGCATTACCTGCGCCGTATCCTTCAAAACTTTGAAGTTGAGTGTTATAGCGTACATGCCCTAATTGTGGGCTAATAGTGTTGTATGCACCGCCTGGGCGTTGAGCAGTATTACCTGTTGGTAATGGTACAAATTGTATGTCGCTGTTTAATGTAGTAATACCATTTAAAACGCCTGCACTATTACTACCAAGTGACACCGTTGTGTTACCATAAGTTACCTGTCCGGCCGCCCACGTAGGAGCATATCCTGCACCAGCAGATTTTAAGAAGGTACCTTCTGCACCAGCTGTAATGAATGTTGTTAAATTAGTATCTGCCTGGATCATTAATTGTCCAGCACTACCGCCTTGAATATTTGTTGCACTACTAGCAACTGTAGCCGTACCAACAGTTAGCGTGGACCCGGCTACCCAAGTTGGTGCTCCAGTTCCTCCAGAAACTAAAATTTGACCAGAAGTACCAGCCAGGCTTAGCCCCATACCACTTGAAGTAGAATATGGAACTGCGCCTGCAGCCGCGGTCAATGCACTACCGGTGCCACCATATGCTAATGCAACAGGAGTACCTTGCCATGCAGAGCCGCTACTAAGTGTTTTGTTTAATACAGTTTGGGTAGCGCCTGTGGTTAATACCGTCGCACCGCCGCCGGCAGTTGTGCCATCGTGTAAACGTAGCGTTTTGGCATCAGTATCATAGGTAATCTCGCCAGCGGCGCCGGTAAAGGCGTTATTCTGGGTAGTAGTTCCTCGTCTAAATTGTACTTGATTTGCCATATCTATCCTCTGTTTCTATATTTATACCTGTTTACGCTTGTGCCTCGGACCAAAATAAGTTAACGTTTACGTTAGCCGTATTTGTTGTTAAATTCCTAACAACTACAGCTAAAACGTCCGGTCCGTCTGGGTAATTGCTATATCCACCAATAGCCGAGTTTGTCAATTCTTTAAGTTGTGATAAGTCAATTTCGGCAAATCCGCTAGGCTGTCCTAGTGTGGAAAAGTTTTGTTCTCCAGGGGTAGCTGTTGTAGAGCTACTATTAGAAATCTGAGCAAATGACGGTTGAGACCCTAGGGCCGCAGAGTTAACTGCTTGCCAGGTTAATGAACTAGCATCAATATTACCAGGATTTAAAATACCATATACCTGAACAGACTGATCTGCTTGTACCTGTAGTTTTTGTAGTAATAACTGTGAACGATTAATCAAGTCACGATCGCCAAACTGTCCAGCAATAGAGTTACTTACGCTAGGTGCTAATCGTAAGAAGAATACTGTTTTACTTTGTCCCGACGTTAACTGATTACCTGTTGCCGCATAGCTAAAGTAGTATCCACGGTCTGTATCAAACAATCCGTCCATAATATAACTACTACCCCAGTGGTTAACAATTGGAGCACAAGTGCAACTAATTAATGTAACCGCGGTATATCCGTTTCCGGCAGTATGACTAGCGGCTGCACTACCAGTAAATGTCTTCGTAGATCCGCCAACAAACAAACTAAAACTAGCACCACGGGTACATCCAGTTAATGTATTAGTACCTAAACTAACACCTGTATAATTGATACACTCCTGGTCAATTAAAACTGTTCCGCCAGTATTAGGGAAACGACTAACGTCATAAACTCTAATAGACGTTGTTGAACTATTAATATCTGCATACAATCTATCACGTGCAGATTCATTTATAGCTTGGTAACGAACAGCCTGGTTACCTGTACGCATATACGCTTCATCATTGACGTTATTTTGTTTTAGCCTATGTGCCAGGATCATGTTGCCATCTGGGCCTCGTAAGAGAAAGTCAACAAATCCTGCACCGTACCAAGAGAATGAAATTCCTAGCATCTGCATTTTGTTTAAATTAATATTGTATCCACTAATACCTGTACCATCTAATCGGTCAATGTTAAATTGGCTCTGCGGTACCCGTTGATCAATAACTTGTGCAATTTTACAACTAGTAGCATTATTAACACCGCGATATTCTGGGTTAATTGTCATTGTTGTATCATTTGTAATTGTGCCGACCATATAAGTCATTCCGCGAATAACAATACGGTCTCCAATTTTTAATTGTTGTGTAAAACGTGTGCTTGATCCTGTAACTGCCTGGCTACCTGCGTTAACATTAATAAATCCTGATAACTGATATGTGGCTGAACGTTTAACCACAGCCAACTCGTGCCCATCAAACTCCCAGAACAATCCATTCTGATCATCGAATGCGCCAACTCGAGTTGTAGCACCGTGCCATGCTTTAACGGTTACACGCGGTAAGTTAGTGATAACTGCCGATGTGCTACCTAATGTTTGTGTAGCACTTAATGTAAATACGCTTTCGCTAGTTACCCCAACAACACCATATGTGCCATTATATCCTGATGTAACAACACCAGAAATTTGCACAGTAGCGCCGGCTTGTAGACCGTGGTCTGTTTCTGTAGTAACTGTAATTGTAGAACCTGTAGTTGTGCCACTGGCACTAATTTGATCTAGGTTAATAACTGGGTTAAACAATACACCACTTGTCCATAACATACCTTTACCAGACTGGTAACG